ATAAGCCCAAGCTGGTGCTGGATAATAAGCATTAGTACTGTCATGGTCAGTGTTGTTTCCTAGTAAAGAACCAACATATATTAATCTAGGGTAAGTAACAACATCTCCAGTTGAGGCTGCTGTTGTATCATGTCCACTTGCAGCGCCACTAGGAACTGTAACTACTTGAAATAAATCGCCATCATGAAGCTCAACACCTTCTGCTGCTGCAGTATCTATTTCGCTAGTATCTCCATACCCTATTTCTTTTATTCTTCTAAGCTCGTTTAACGCTGTACCAGCAGCTGGTGCGCCTAAAGTGCTATCTTGAATTACTGTATGTTTAGTCGCATCTCCTTCTTGACCAATATTAACCCTAAATATCATACCTCTTTTTAAAGAATCCCAATGAAATGTGCTATCATCAGTAGATGCTGTTATACCATCTGATTGAAAAGCAATACCTGCATTAGATAAAGATTTCATTATCCAACCATTTAATGTTCTGTAACAAGATAAAGTTCCAGTTGCCTCTACATCGTTACCACCAAAATCAGTAGCAGTACTTCCGCTTCCATATAAACTAGCTGCACCTGCTATCATACTATTTTCACTATTCATTCCTGAATGTAGTGTAGGTACTACTGTTTGGTCAAAATCTAATCCATCAAATCTTTTTAAAGGTCTGTGACATTGAGCATCTTCTAAAACAATTTCATCTATATCTCTGTCTAATTGTTTTCTACTAATATGACCAAACCATTTAGTTTTTGTTCCTTCTTGAGAACCTAAACCTAAATAAATATTAGAATTTCTTTCGTTAGATGTTATGTTATTTAAACCTTCATTACTAATACTATTAGAATCAAATTCTTGAATTTCAGAATTTTCACCATATAAATTATCTATATACAACAATGTATTTTGAGCTATACCAAAAAACGAATGTTTTGTTTTTTTGTTTATTGTTTTTATATAGCTAAAATTAAAATCTGAAGATAAATGTAAAGGTATTTTACCAGAACCTATAATATCTCCATCTACTTCTGGTACATCAAAACCATGTTGAGATATATGATTGTTAGCTGGTATATTTAAATCTATTTTTTCTAAATTACCATAATAATTAGAAGAAAGTTTTAAATGAATTTCATTACTAATTGTTTCAACTTGAGTAGTAAACCAATATGGAGAAACATTTTCATATAATAACGAACCTGATGCAGGGCCTAATAAATTTAAAGAAGTTTTTAATTTATCGGCAACTTCATAATCAGAAGCTGCGCCTGTTAAATTAACTCTAACTTCTACATGCCCACCATCTGCAATATATTTTTCATATTCAATTTGTCTTGAAGAATTGCCATCAACCCAGTCTGTTTGAGAGCCACTTGTTGCAAACCAAACAAAATAACTTTCATTATAAGTGTTAAAAACAAACCAAAGTCTAGTATAATCTGCTAAATCAAAACTACCTGAATTAATTAATTTTAATCTGTAAATTAATTTTCTAGAATTTTCCCAAGAATAAGAACCTAAAATTTTATCTTCAGAAATACCTGTTAAAGCTCCTTGTTCTTTATTAGCATCAATATTTAATGAATAAATAGCAGATTCTTTAGGTACATCTAAAGTAGAAGGTGAGCTAATAAGCCCAGTTATAAAACCTTTTATTTCTTCTAATTCTTTAGGCATATTAAGTAGTTGCTATATATGTTTCTATATCACAAGATTCAGTGTCAGCTTGAACTTTTATTGTTGTTAAATCAGCTATTGACCCTGTTGTAGCACTACCTGCTCCATTAGCATCAAATACATCAACAACTCCACCTGACGTGTCAGCATTAAATATAAATGATTGACCTTTATCCACTTTAACAGCAAACTCATCACTATTTTCATTTACAAAAATTAAACAAATATGATTAGTATCATCAAGATTTGTAATTCTTATATACCTTACATTACCTTCTATATACTGACCAGCACCTTCAGTAGAAGCGTGAAAAGTCATAATTGTCATTAAATCTGTTGTTGCAGTCATTAAACGTTTTACAACATTTTTAATACCTGTAACAGAAAATGAATTTAATGAACCCATACTTTGTCCACCGAGCACTATACCTTCTTGTATTTTTACAGTTAATGTGGCTGTCGAAAATGACCTAGCCATTGTTTTCTCCCTTCTTATAATTACACTTAAAATTTTCTATAATATTAATTCTTCTTTCTAATTCTTCTACCTTTGTATCTAATTCGTTTTTATCAAATACATATGACATTATTTTATCTAACTTAAAATGTTTAGTTAAATATGTTGCAATTTGGTTAACTAACATTTTAGAAAGTATCATTCTAAATCCATTAATATTTCTTCAAGTCTATCAAACCTATCATCTAACTGTGTTTCTATCTTAGCAACACTAACTTTTAAATCAGTAATATCACTTTCAGTTTTCTTAACCCTCACAACAGTTTTTTCTTGTTGTGTTTCAAGAGTATCTATCTTACTTGAATAAGTTCCTGTAGTGAAAAACAAAGTACCTGCTACAGTTACTACTGTAAATATGTTACCTACGCTAATTGTTGTATCAATCATTTATCTCCTGTTCGCATTCTGCTTCCCACTTTGTTAAATCTAGCATAGGCAGTGGTTTCTCTATGCTATGTTCTTTTAGTTTATCATTCTGTATGGCTTTCTTGCTGCCACCTTTTACGTAAGGTTTTCCCTTAACGCACCCAATGTCGTATACAAAGAAAATAGTCTTAAAAATGCCCACTCTAACCACTCTAGCAGGCCTTTCATCTAAGGTAATAACATCATCTGTATTTAAATCATTACCTAAGAATACTTTTAAACCTTCAACTACTCCCTCTATTGCAGAACGAAACAAAAGTACTGCACCACCAGCTATAAACAACCAGCTGTATTGGCCTATTAAATCTTTTAGTTCGTCTTGCATTTTTAATTCCCATCTATAAGCTCTCCCCATAATGAGGTTTTGCCATTTATAATTTGTACTACGTGTACAGTAAATAAACCTCCTCTAAAGTAATCAACCACTGCAAAAGCGTGAGCCCAATTAATAGCTTTACCACCTAACCATTTATTCTTTTCAGGACTCATATCTTTTAAACATCCCATACTCCAAGCAGATTTTGGTCCGTCTATATGAGTTACAGATGCTTGTTGTAACCCATGATGATGGCCATACATTATATTAGCACCTAATGTTGTATGTGCTTTTGCATGATGCATACCACCTTTATGATGTCCATGATAAAAATGAAGCTTGCCTATTTTTAACCATTTTTTTGGTTCAAGAGTAGCTGGGTAATACTTATAACCTCTTTCTTTTAAAAGAGTGCTATTTTCAAACTTATACTGTGGCAAATAAGGGTGTTGCTCTACAAACATATTGCACCACTCATCGTGATTTCCACCGCACAAATACTTCTCTTTTACATTTACTTTATCTAAAGATTCATCAATACTGTCAAGAAGCTCATTAACACCTTCTACATCTTTGTCAATCCTGGGTATTATATATTCCAATGGTGGTTGTTTTTTTCTTTTCCATTGGTGATGAGATACACTTCCCCATTCTCCCAAGTCGCCTAAATCTATATAAATATCAGGCTTTATTATTTCTATTGCTTTTTTAACAACGTTTATCGCTGCTCTATCATGTATCGGTGCATGTTTATCTGGTGTGACAACTGCACGCTTTAATACACCTTTATCTTTGGCCATAGGCCCTCCTTAGTTTAATGTCTTGTCTATTTCTCCCCAATCATTTGGGTTAGTCCAAGCGGAAGTCGCGCCTTCCAAAAGTTCTAAGGTTTTTGTTCTACCTAATTTTAAAAATCTATCTCCACATTTTAAACATTGCCATAATAAAGTACTATCATAAGTTCCTATTATTTCCAAACCTGCAATACTTTTTTTACCGCAACTAGGGCATTTTTCAGGTTTTGTTTCATATTTTTCATTGCTTTCAATACCAATTCTTTCAACTATGTCTCCAGTCTCTTTATCAGTTATATCATTAAGTAGAACAAATAACTTTTCTATCATTATTTCATTATAGCTTCTTTAACAACTTCTTCAACAGAATCATAGATTGCTGTAATAATCTTTTCTTCTGTTTTTTCTGATATGATAGGTATGTCTACATTGTCGTTTAATTTTTTAATGATTTTATCTTTCATTTCATCATTAAATATATAATCAACTACCATTTCTTTTAAGTCCATTTTATCTCCTATTTAAAATTCCTGCGGCCTTATATAGCCAGTTCCTGTTTTTGTTCTTTCGAATTTTCTTATTCTTTTTACACCTGTCATAAAATCATCCATAAATACTTGATATGCTTCCATATCTAAATTAGGAGGAAATTTATAACCATAAGCTATTGCTCCTGTTGCTAATATTTCATGGTATTGTTCAGGTATATCTTTTAAAGGACCTACAGTTGATAACATTGCGTCATCCTGGTCTGTTCCTGATGCTACTTGTGTAAATCTACTTCCAAAAGTAGTTGCATATATTCTAATATTATTAGTGCCTGTAATAGAACAAGATTGATAGTCAGTTGTTCTTCCATCTTTAGTTGTTGCATTAACTACTTTTTCTACTATACCAAGTCTATAAGTTTTAGATGTACTAGAAGAAGAATCATATTTGCTAAACATCCACATTCTTTTATTATTTGAGTCTGCTTCAGGAATTGCTAAAGCAGTATCTGAACTATCTTCTGGAACTACAAATTCATCATCATCTATAATAGGTTCACCTATTAATTTAGGTATTTTTACATCATTAAAAAATACTTTATCTATTTCCATTATTGTTGAATCTATATCGTACCATCTTTGTCCTGCAACAGAATTAATTAAAAATGTTTTTTTAGTTATATCAGTTTCTTCAGCTATTCTATCTGCAGCCATTTCAATATACATTTCATATTGTCTACCAGAAACATTAGGATGATGCATTTTTATAATTTCAGTTAGTTGTATCTTATTCATTTGTCATACCATTTTCGTTAGAAAGACCATATTTATTTTTTATAAAAGATATTTGAATAGTTTTTTCTGCTAATAAAGATTGAGATTGACTTTGTAAAAGACCAACAAGTTCTGTATCTTCATCTTCTTGAACAAAATTATTTAAATAACCGTGAACTAAATTTAAAGCCATAGAAAAATAAATACCTTTTCTAGCGTCTAAAGGGATTCCAATAAAAATTTCATCTTCATTTTGAGAAGATACTAAAGAAAAATTTTGTAACCCAGAGTTATCTCCTAAATTATGAGTTTGATTTGAATCTATTTCAGTACCAACTCCAAATTTAGGATAAGTCATATAATAAACTTTTCCTGAAGGAGCTATACTAGAATTTTTAGGTAGAATATCTATACCACCATTAGATGTTACGCACCAAGCTGGATTAAAAGGGTCGTTTTCATAATAAATGCTATGTAAGTTTGTAGCTTGGTCATCTAAATTTATAATTTTTCTTGCAGTATAATAATTTTGCTCAGAACCATCGCTATCTTCATCAGTGCTATTTAATCTAACTACCTTTATAATTCTTTTTGGATAAGTATCAAAAAATCCCGCTCCTCCATAAGTCGATTGAATATTAGTAACCCATCTACCATCTGATTTAGTTAAATTTTCTAATATAAATTCATCAAGTATAAATTCACTTATTTCAGCAAAAGCAGATTCAAATGCTTCGTTTAGCATTTTGTCGCCAAATAAACCAAATACTTCATCACCTATAATAAATTGAATAAACTCTATCGGAGATTTTCCACCCCAATTTATATCCGAAGTTCCTATATCATCTGCTATAGGAGACTCACCAAGGCTAGAGCCTGGATTTTGATATCCTTTATTCGATTTACCAGCTACTACATCATCGTTATTTGCACCTGTATCAGTACCTGCCATTATTTACCTTTTTTCTTAGTATTATGTTTTCTTCTAGTATTTGGTTTAACACTAGATTGATGTTTATTTCCTACGCTATTACTATATACTTTCTTTGCCATACTCTCTCCTTATAAGGGGCCCGAAGACCCCTTATAATTTATTAGTTACTTAACCACTATGATGGGTCAGGTCCTACACCATCGATTGATACTGCACTGATGTTTCCACCAGATTTTAGTCCAGATACAAAAAAGTATCCTTGCCAAGTAGTATTATCTTCTGTTCCGTCATTCCATATTAACCTAATCCAAGGATAGTACTTATCAGTTAAGTCAAGTTCATATTCTTGAATACCAGCTACATCAGGAGTAACATCTGCATCTAATTCTGAAATTAATGTCCAGTCTTTACCATTGTAAGAACCTTGAACACCAAAATCAGAAGTTACATTAGCACCAGCTGTTGTAGTGTTAAAACCAACTCTTAGCTTTCTGTTTGCAGCTAATTCACCTGGAATACCAGGACTTACAAGAGCAGCATCAGTGTCAGCAGGGTCTATAGTATTTGTTCTATAAACAAGCATTCCACCTTCGTCTCCAGCAAAAGGCCATGCTCCATATACAGAAGCGTCAGTAATAACATGTGTACCATCAGTAACAGTGTTTTCGCCTATCATTGATAATTGTGCCATATTCTACCTCCTACTTAAGAAAACTTAAGAATTGCGTGAGTTTCAGGTAAGCTAATCTCAAGACCACCTTCAGTAATGATTTGGTCTTGTCGACCATCAGTACCTGGTGCTTGAATATTAGTTTCAATGAAGGTATCTCGACTCATACCGTTACCCACAAGTGGTCTATAAGCTACGTTTTTAAGGTCAACTGCTACGCAGTAATTTTCCCAAACACCTCTTAATAGAGGCTCAGCAACAAAGTGTAAGTTACCAAATATAGTATTTACTTTTGTTACTGTGTGGCCAAATTGACCAGGAACATTATCTACGTCTAATCTATATTGAGACGAGCCTACAGTATTATTCATAAAAGAACCACTACCTAATTTATTTAAGTAAGTAATTACTTTTCTTGAAGCTAATACAAGTTTATTTCCACTGTTTCCACTTTCAGGAGCAAAGAAATCTTCCATTGCATCTAAGAAAGCGTCATAACCAGATGAAGCATAACTCATATTATATACTTTACCGTATGTTGAAGTATAAGGAATCATTCCCCAAGTATGTCTTTGAGGTGCTGTACCAGCAGCTGTTTCATTAGAAGCTCCACCATAACCAAAAAGCATAGCTTGTTCGATATCCATTTTGTGTTCCATTAATTTATCTTGCCATATTCTTTGAAACTCATTTTTGATACCTCTATACTCAGTAGCCATAGATGTTCCAGAAAAGATATTCATACCAGTTTTAAAAATCTGACAATATCCTTCTCTGTCGAACATTTTGTCTTCCCAACCACTTGGAGCAGTAGTTCCCTCAGCCCATGATGAGCCAATTACTTGACCTTTATTTAAAGCTGAGAAAGTTAAGTCTCCAGAAACTGGTGTATCAAGAGGAACTATTTCATCCCCACCACCAGTTACTGTAATTGTTGTTATACCACTTGAACCATCAGTTCCAGAATGAGCTATTGTTGCACCAGAAGAGATTCTGAATCGGTAAACATTACCATCATCTGCTTCCATTGCTATAACTTGACCAGGAACTATAAAGTGACATGCGTTATTGGTAGCATCAGAAGCCGAACCACTGATTTTACCGAATTGGTCGTAATCACAACTTATTACTAAGTTGTCTGAATCTGCATTTGCAATTGTTGGACCTGCTTCGAATGTCCAAGTAACTGCAGTAGATACTTTAAAATTACGTCTTTGCCATTGATGACGTTGCTCTAAAAATTTAAACACAGGGTCATTAGTAGCTTTTTTTGCAACCTTAGAAAGGTAAACAAAAAATGGGCTTTGTTGAGGAGCTAGTTCTGCAACTCTATCCCCAAAATTAAAGACTCTACGTGTATCATCTAAAGAAACGCCAGTGGCTGTATTGTATTGACTATTACTATATACATTTGCCATTGTATTTTCTTTCTATAATGTATCCTCTCTCAGCTGTCGCGTAGACCTTCGAGTAGGATTTGTTAATTACCAAGGATTATTTTTCTTATAATCATTTATCATTGAATCCATAATTGATTCTTCAGTAGATTGTTCAACTGGCTGTTGTGATGGCAATACTCCCATAGGAGACGCAACTTGCTGTGCTCTAGCTTGCTGATTAAAAGCATCACTAGGTTGAGCAGGTTGAGTATTTGCCACACCACCGCTTCCTTGTTTAATTCTCCAAAGTTCAACTAGGTTATCTATATTCAGTGAATCAGGTTTTGACATTTCATTCATGAATGATTTAGCTTCTTCAGGAGTTAATCCATGATGTCCTTGAACTTGTTCATAGATTTGTCCTAATTGTTGATTTTGAGCTTGTCTTGCTTGCATTCTTTTTGCATTTTCAACTCTTCTGTTTTGTTCAGCATCAAGTCTTTCTTGCAAAATTGCATTATTATACTCATTCTTTAAGCTAGAATATTCAGTCATTTTATCACGCCAAGTTTCAACACCTTCTAGATATTGTGCACTAGGACTATTTGGGTCTTCCATTGCTTCTGCTCTGTTAAACCCTGCTGGTTTTTCTGGTCTTTCTGGAGGTGGAGGGAACTCCTCTACAGCTGGCTCTTGTACAGGAGCTTGTGCTTGCTGTACTGGCGGAGCTGAAGATTGCATAGCTTCTAACTGATTTTTTAATTGAACATTCTCATTTTTAATTTTATCAGCTTGAGATTGCCAATATTGATACCTTCTCTCGTCATTTTCATTTGTGACTGGAGTAGGTGTTTCAGTATTACTACCATCCTCACTTACAACTTGTTCTACTGGATTAGTAGGTTCTTGAGTTGTTGTACCTTCATCAGGTGAGAAAAACGCTTCTTCAACTGATAAATTGGAGCCCTGTTCAGGGGTGTCCACGTTTGTTTCGTCTATTTGTGCCATTATTTGTTCTTTCCTTTTTTAGTTGCCTCTTTGCTACTAGAGGGTGAACTAGTTTCTTTACTTGCATCAGAAATCTGACGCTTTATTGTAGCTAGGTTATCATCCAATCGCTTCTCATACAAGGTCCCAGAAGCTGCAGCTTTGTTTTCCAATTTATCAAGGTCTGCTTTAAATTTCTCAACCTCAACTCTTTTTCTAAGATTAACTGCTTCTCTATCTCTAGTTTGCAAGTCTCCCTGTAACTTTTTGATACTTTCTTGAGCTGCTTGTAATTGTTGCTGTAATTGTGTAATAACATCGGTCCTTTGTAAGACCCCTTCCATATCGAACACTTCTGTTTTTTTAAGAACTTCTCTTTTATCAATAAGTCCTTTTTGATAAGCATCCATATAAAATTCTAATTCTGCATATCTATTAGTTGGTAAAGTACCACCACTTACTATTGATATATCATATTTACCAACTGTAATATCATTTACTACTTTTAATTCATTTGTTTTATCATCAACTAATTTTTGATTTATAACAAATTCATTTATAGAGTTATTTGGCTGAACAACTCTAAATGTTTTTTCTGTACTATATAATTGTTGCATTAAAGAAACTGCAACTTCACCTACTCTACATAATGCTGCTTCTACATCTGCTAATTTTGATTTAATTTTTCTTTGACCAAACTCATCTAAAGCAATAGTTGCTTTGTAAGTTTCAGGAGCTGCAGATGCATTTCCTTGCATTAACTCATATAAACCAAGTTGATGGTCAATATCTGTTTTAGCAGATTGCTCATTTGAATATAATTCATTAGGCAATGGACTTGGTTGAACTGCTACAGGAGGTCCATCAGTTGGGTCATAAGGTATAGCAACACCAGGTTGTGCCCATTTTTCTTCAAAGTCTTTCATATCTACACTACCTTCAGGAACTAATATTTTAGTATTAGTACTT